AGAAAAATTTGCAAGCACATCGCATAGCGAATCTAATAAAAAAGAAGAAATTTAAAAAGTTTAAGGAGTTTTATGAGCCTAAAGAATCTACAAGAAAAAATAGGAACAACACCCGATGGAGTATTTGGACCTGGTACAATGAAGGCGGCGATGTCTTTCTTTAAATTAACTCCCTATAAAGCGGCTCACTTCTTCGCACAAACAGGACATGAAACCGGAGAGTTTAAATTATTCACTGAAAACTTAAACTATTCAGCTAAAGGTCTACAAGGCACCTTTGGAAAATACTTCCCTGGTAACTTAGAAGAATCATATGCTAGACAACCTGAAAAAATTGCAAGTAGAGTATATGCATCTAGGATGGGTAATGGAGCAGAGGCGTCAGGTGATGGGTGGAAATTTAGAGGTAGAGGCGCTCTTCAATTGACAGGCAAATCTAACTATGAAGCATTTGCAAAGTACTTAGGTAAGCCAGAAATAATGACTAACCCAGATTTAGTTGCAACAATATATGCCTTTGAATCAGCAATGTTCTTTTTTGAGCGTAATAATTTATGGGCAATATGCGACAAGGGGGTTAATAGTTCTACTATTCTATCATTGACTAAAAAGATTAATGGAGGTACTAATGGATTAGATCATAGAACATCATTAACAAACAAATACTTTTCTTACTTAAAATAATTAACATTTTTTAACATATTTTTGTTTCGGGTTCTATATAAATTGATTATATTTACACTGTAACTAATAAAATAAACAGAATATGAACAATATCACAGATTTACAATCAATTCAAAATTTTATTAATGATTCTAATGAAACTAACTCAAATACTGATAAGTTAAACATACTTAAAAAGTATTCGAGTAATGAAGCAGTTTGCATGGCTCTAAACTACACTTACAATACCTTTAAAAAATATGGTATTACTTCAGCTAATTGTAAAAAGAACTTAGATTTATCGTTCAATAATTATGACAATTTGTTTTACATGTTAGATGATTTAAACGACAGAAATATTACAGGACATGATGCTATACGTGTTGTTAATGGATTTGTAGAGGCTAATAAGAGCTACGAGGATTTGATTTTTAGCATAATTGATAGAAACCTAAAGACTAGGTCGACTACATCCATGATAAACAAGGTGATTCCAGGGTTAATACCTACATTTGACGTTGCACTTGCTAATTCGTATGATGAAAAAACTAAGAAGAAGGTTAATTGGAAAGACGGTTGGTATATTAGTCGTAAACTTGATGGTGTTAGATGTATATGTATGATCGATTCTAATGGAGAACCTACATTTTATAGTAGGGCTGGAAATGAATTCAAGACACTAGACTCACTTAAACCCTCGATTATCAAACTAGGATTATCAAATATGGTATTGGATGGTGAATGTTGCATGACGGATGCTCACGGGAATGAAGATTTCCAAAGTATCATTAAAGAAATTAAACGTAAAGATCACACGATAGAAACACCAAAGTATTTCATATTTGATATGTTAACACTTAAGGAATTTACAGATAAAGAATCAACAACAATATTAGGTGACAGATTATCATCTGCTAATAATACTATAGATAATGATATGTTTATAGAGGTACTTCCACAGATCTTAGGGGATGATGAAGTATTAGAATCATATATGGAAACTTCTAAAAATGAAGGTTGGGAAGGTTTGATGTTGCGCAAGAATGATACATATAAAGGTAAAAGAAGCGCAGATATTCTTAAAGTAAAATCCTTTCATGACGCTGAATATGTTGTATTAGGTGTTAAGAATGCTCTACAAAGAGTTATTGTAGAAGGATATGAGGTTACTGAGATGATGTTAAAGAATGTTATTATAGAACATAAAGGCAATAAAGTTGATGTTGGTAGCGGATTTAGTCACGATCAACGTAGGCGTTATTTTACAAATCCTGAAGAAATTATAGGTAAAACTATAAACGTACAATATTTTGAAACTACAAAAAATATGCAAGGTACTGAATCATTAAGATTCCCAACATTCAAGGCAATTTATGAAACAAAAAGAAACTTTTAAATATAAATAATAATTAGTTAACATTGTGTATTACAATAAAACAATAATTTAGAATTGATAATTAAACAATAGCAGCATGAAATTCAAAGACTTAGTTTTTAGCAATAAGACATACATTATTAATGCTAGCCATCTATTTGAAAATGGTTTAATATTAAGTGTATCTTGTGGAGAAATGGCCTATTGTACTCCTAGAACAACATTAAGCTCTGAAAAAGATTATTCTTCTTTTGAAATTGCTATTCTACATGAAGGTAGATTCATTACAAGGTTTTTATTAGACAAACATAATAATGATGATGATGTTATGGGATGGGTTGACAGGGATGAAATCAATGAAGTAATTAAACTTATAGAAAAAGCAACAAAAGAAGACATAGATTCTTGCATATTAGACGATAATTTACTTAAATATAAACTACAAATGAACGAAGATAAAAAAATAATATATGTAAAATCAGAGAAACGTGTTAATCCATTATCAAAGTCTCCATCGCCTAACATTGTAAATGTGCACTATTTAACAAGAATAATGTCATATGATAATATACATTTTCCAATACCGTACATTGAAGAATTAACAAGCACATGCATAAATGAAGAAATAGACCCCATAATAGCCATTGAATTAAATGGAAAACTTTTCACGAATTATTCGTCTTATAAAAAATAAAGATTGAAACTTTATCAAATCAATACATATAATAACAAAATAAACAATTAACATAAATGAATACTATGGAAGAATTATTAAACAAAATCGTAGAAACAGTTGACTCTATCCGAGAAGATGCTGCGAAATTTGAAGACAAAGGTAATAGTGCAGCAGGAACAAGAGTTCGTAAAGCAATGCAAACTATTAAGGCATTAGCACAAGATACTAGAAATTATGTATCTGAGTCTAAAAAATCTTAATTTTAATAGCTTAAAACCGAGTAGCGTTTAGGTAGAAATAGTAACGTGCAATGGCGATGAAATAGTCGTTGAGTCTTTTAGAACAAGACGCTAAACAATTCAAAACCTTGGAATCCGTTGATTCCTAAAACTATCATTGAGGGTGCTGTCGGTGACCCTCTTTTTAAAAGTAAATAGTTAAAGGGATCTGTTAAGGGTCCCTTTTTGAAATGAAACAAAGGCCAAAATCATTATATAATTTATAAATAAGTAAAGAAATGAAAAACATATTGTTATTTTGGCCTAGATTCTTTAAAGAAGCATGGATCAATAGAAAATATTATAAGGCAGTAAAATCAATAGAGAAGGAACTAATTGCCGAGAATCTTAGAGTTGATTGGATTGGCAGAATTTATGGAGTAATGTCTCTTAAAGAAGAGTTTGCTAATCAACCTGAAATGGTTCAACAATCTATAGTCTTTCAGCAATTGGCACCTGTAAATACTCTTCTTATTAAATATGGTCTTTCGGACCTTTCATACCCAGACATACGAAAAATACCTGGAAGCGATCAGTTTCTGGTGATACTTTACCCAGAAAACGACTATTTTAATTTAGAATCATTTATTAGAAATGTTTTATTTGCAGGCATTTTAATAGGAGCTGCATATTTCATCAATTACATTGTAACATTATTCATATAATGGAATCTATTGAACGTGTTGAGGTCTTAGGGCGTCGATACTACGAGGTTAAAAAAGATGGAGAGCTCATAGGAACTTTCCCATCGATGACAACTATTCTAGGCAACACAAAGGATATTTCTGGCTTAGATGCTTGGCGAAACAAAATCGGGCACGAAGAAGCTGACAGAATATCAAATCTGTCTATGAATAGGGGAACCATAATGCACAGACTTTTAGAATTATACAAGTTACTAGAAGGTACTCCAGGTCAACGGTTGTCCCAATTGATATTTATATCACAAACTGACGAAGAAATCAACCAGTTCAACGCTGAGACCAATGGAGATGTTTGGCTTAAGGCAGGTTGGGAGTTCTTTCTAAAGTTCTGGAACAATCACGAAAAGTTTTTTGATAGAGTGGTCAAGGTGATAGCATCTGAGAAATTTATATGGTCTATTAAAGGATATGCAGGAACATTAGATAACGTGTCAGAAATGGCAGGAAACAAAATCCTAATAATTGACTATAAGAATTCAAGGAAGCCAAAGCGAGATTCTTGGATAGAAGATTATTTTATACAAGCCGCAGGATATTCAATAGCATTTTGGGAACGAACAGGAATCGTGCCCACTGGCTGTGAAATATGGATTGCATCAGAATCAGAAGATATTCCTCAAATATTTACATTAACACAAGCAGATATAAAACACTATTTTAAAGAATTCATGAAGAGGCTTAAACAATATAATGATGACAATGAGTAAAATAGATGATACATGGCAAATCTTAAGGATTCAAGGAGAATTTACAAAGGGGTTTGATACCTTTAATAATATAGGGTCTTGTGTTTCAGTGTTTGGGAGCGCTAGAACAAAAGAAGGCTCGTTTTGGTATGAAGAGGCTAGGAAGTTTGGAGGTCTTATAAGCGCTGAAGGGTTTGGTGTAATTACCGGAGGTGGACCAGGAATTATGCAGGGCGCTAACCAAGGTGCTAATGAAAGTGGTGGTAAATCTATTGGAATTGGAATAGAATTGCCATTTGAGTCAGGTATGAATAAATACGTTGACTTAGGACTAGAGTGCAGATACTTTTTTACAAGAAAGGTAATGTTTCTTAAGTACTCTCAAGGATTTGTAGTGTTTCCAGGCGGTCTTGGGACCCTTGATGAATTCTTTGAATCTATTACTTTAGCACAATGCGGCCACAACGTAAAATATCCAATAGTACTAGTCGGCAGAGATTATTGGACAGGATTAATAGACTGGATATTAGAAGTTGCTGTTGAGAACGGAATGGTTAGCGACAAGGACATAGACTTATTTAGAATAGTAGACAATGCAGTAGAGGCAAGAGATAAAATAATGGAGTACCATAACAAATATAAACCTAACGAAACAAACTTTTAATGACTAAGAACAATAAAATCTTTCTTTACAAATATTTAAACGCATACTCACCAGTAGGACAAGAACAAGAGGGACAGGAGATATGGACGAATTACATTAAAGAATATGTTGATGCAATTAAAACAGACGCTTACGGAACTGCGTATGGTATTTTAAAATCAAAAACAAACAGCGGTGATAGTATTAAATCATGGATTCCTAAGGTTGTAATTGAAGCACATTGTGACGAAATAGCATGGATAATTACTCATATCGAGGGTGATGGAATGATTAGAGTCAAAAGGCATGGAGGCTCTGACAACATGATTGCTCCTTCTAAGACTGTGATGATACATACTCACGGAGGTAAGAAGCTTAGAGGTCTTTTCGGATGGCCAGCTGTTCATACAAGAAAATCATACACTGAGATGGGATATGATCAGCATGAATTGTGGGTAGACATGGGCCTTAAAGATAAGAAGGCTGTCGAAAAGGCTGGAGTAGAGGTTGGAAACTTAATAACATTTGACACCCAGTTGGAGGAGATCGGAGGTTATTATGTTGGAAGATCATTAGACAATAAGATAGGTGGTTATATTATAGCAGAGGCTCTAAGAGAGCTCTCAGAGAAAAACATAGAGTTACCTTATGATTTATATGTTGTTAATTCTGTCCAAGAAGAGGTAGGTCTACATGGAGCAACTATGATTGCTAAACAATTACGAGCTGATTTGGCGCTTGTTCACGACGTAACACATAATACTAATACACCTAAGATGGACAAAGCAAAGGATGGAGATGCTAAAGGTGGATTAGGACCATGTATTGAGTATACTGCACAGAACCATAGAAAAATTAATAAGATGATTAGAGAGGTTGCAGACAAGAATAAGATACCTTTACAATTAACTGTAGGTTCTATGGGAAACGATACAATGGCCTTCTTTATGGAGAGTACACCAACCGCGATTATTGCAACCCCATTGAAATATATGCACACTACATGTGAAATGGTGAATCGCCGGGATATAAAGAGTGCTATTAAATTATTTGTTGCTTTCTTAAAAGATCTTACATTAGAGGATATTAACGAGATAAATAATAATATATAAAGAGTTGTAGTTTAAACTTAAACAAACATTATGGAAAAAATTAATACATTCTTCGCGAAGCATGGATCTAAAGTGATCACGTTACTTTTAATACTTACTTATTTCAAATCATGCGGAGTTGACTCAGAATTAAACAGAGTCAAAAAAGAGATTAAGATTGAAAACACAAATTTAATTGAATTCAAAGCAACAATCAAATCACTTCCAACAGCATTAGACCTTAAAATTGAAGGACTAAGAGCTGAAAAGAGAATGATCCAAGCAACTGACAGAAAAATGTTAGATGTACAAAGACAAAATCATATCGAAAAGGAAATTGAAGAACTAGAGTCATCTAAGTAATGTCAATTGAAAAAAGAACAGAGGGATTTGGAAGCAATATTGCTAAAATAACAAGATTTGTTAGAGCAGACATCGCTGCTGATAAAATCGCAAAGGCTTTAGGATATGATGATTGTGGGTGTTCTAAAAGAGCTGAATCATTAAATGATCCTGAATTACTAGTTAATAAAATCTTCTATAAAAATAAAGATAACAATGAGGACATCAAAAAGCAAGATAGTTAATACATTCATCATAGGAACCTTCGTATCACTATATTTATTGGTGTCGATTATTTCAACTATTCATGTCGTTGACTTTTTTAAGCTGTCAAATCCAGCCTGGTTAGCAATTTCACTTGCAATTGGATTTGAATTAGGAGCAGCAGCATCCCTAGCAGCACTTATAACACTAGAGAAAATGAATAAGACTTTAATTTGGGCCTTATTTACGACAATTACATTAGTTCAAGTACAAGGTAATATGTACTATGCATATACTCATATAACCGACTTCCAGGGTTGGGTAGAACTATTTAATTTAGTTGATTGGGAGTTAATATCTCAGAAAAGATTGCTTTCAGCTGTCTCAGGTGCTATACTACCGCTTGTTGCTTTAGGGTTCATTAAATCATTGGTAGATTATATTAAGCCTGAAAGTGAAACAGATGAAATTAACTCTGTAGATTTGGATGTTGTTTATGAGGAGATTAATCATACTAAAAAGATAAAAGAGAAGGTAATTATCCCGGCAGAAGAAGCTAATTCAGACGAAATTATTGATAGTGTAGATACTACAGAACATACTGTTAGTAAAGGACCTTTATACGACTGGAGAACTAGCGGATAGCATATTTTTTAACTTTAAATCATTAGAATGACTGAATTATTGTTTGAAAAAACCAAACTAACTAAGCCATATATTAGCGATAGCCTAGAACAAGGAACAATTAAATCAATACTTAATGTATCACATCAAACAGTCTATAGACTGTATTTAATTTCTAATGGAATTAAAGAACTACAAGATTTTGTTAGTATTGAAAGCGAAGAATATGATTTAACGGCGTATATTAAAACTGAATGCGGATTTACCGGAGACGCAAGAAAACAGGTATGGTCAATAACACACCTACAACCGTTATTACTTAAGAAACCAAGGTTTACACTAAGATGCGAATTGAAGCACCTGATGTCCAACCGAGTTTTATACAAATGTACATTAGAGCATAAAAATCCTACAGCAATTTATAAACAAACACAGGAGACTATACTAGAGCTCAAAGAAATCTTAAAATGAAACAAAATCTAAAAAGTTAATATAAAACTTAAAATTAAACCATGAGAAATTTACTAAAGCGTGGAGATTCAGGAGAAGACGTCAAATTACTTCAAAAGGCATTAGGATTAAAAGCAGATGGTGTGTTTGGTCCCGCAACTGAAGCTAAAGTTAAAAGCGTTCAAGGTAATTACGGACTTGTTATTGATGGATATGTAGGATCCATAACACAACAATTGATTTTTGGAGTAGACCTTGATAAGCACCTAGATACTCAAATAACTCTTAACAATTTTGAAATATATTATCTAGATCATGATGAGTATCATCCAGGCCCTAATAACCCAGCATACCTATTCTTACATCATACTGCAGGCAATGATAACCCGTTCGCAACAACAGACCAATGGAACAATGATACTAGAGGAAAGATAGCAACGGAGTTCGTTCTAGGGGGCCCTTCAGTAAATGGTAAGAGCACGAAATATGATGGAGTTATTGTTAAGTGCATGCCTGACGGAGGTTATGCAGCGCATCTAGGAGACAATGGTTCTCAAAGCATGCATGTTAACTCTGTCGGAATTGAGGTCTGTAACTTTGGACCTCTTACAAAGGTTGGAGACATATTCAAGACATACACTGGATCTATAGTTCATCCTAATCAAGTATGCGACATAGGCTTTAAGTTCAGAGGATTTCAATATTACCATAAATATTCAGACGCTCAAATAGAATCTCTTAGAGAATTAATCTTATATATTGCAGATAGAGACAATATAGATATTAAGAAAGGTTTAGTCCAATGGCTAGGCACAAAGACACCCGCCGAGGCCTTTGAATTTAACAAAGATGCATGGTCAGGTAAGGTTAAAGGAATGTTGACTCATACAAATACTAGGAAAGACAAGAGTGATATGAGTCCCCAACCAAACTTGATCAAAATGCTTAAATCACTATAAAATGAAACAAAATCATATAACCCTATATAATATTAAATTAAAAAAGTAAAATTATGACAACAGCTAACGAACTAGTTCAAGAAACACAAGACACTGTAACAGATTCAGTTATGAATGAAACAGCAGAAAATGAAAAACAAGAGTTCATTCCAATCTTTGATGAAATTCAAGAACTTAACCCTGGAGGAGCAGTAAACGTTTTAATCCAAGCGGCTCAGCAGGCTCAAGCAGCCGGCGCTCTTACTCTAAGAGATTCAGTTGTAGTTGCGCAAGCAATCAACGTATTAAGACCAGGATCTATTTAATTAGATAAGTACTTAAATAATATCATTGAATTAAAGGCCTCCTAACAGAGGCCTTTTTAATTTGAAACAAATCTCACTTCATTCATATAATATCTATAATCAAAAAAAATATAATCATGGGTGATTTTAAGCTTACAATAGAATGTTTCTTAAATTATTTTAAAGGGTTCGAGTTAAACATACTCAAAAAAAATAATAAAGTCGAAGAAGCTGAATATGGAGAACATAACCATAATTCCGTAGAACAATCAGAAGCACACCTAGTAAAAATGTTGCAGAGTGCTAAACATGATCTTTCCAAGGCATATAAATCTCATAAAGCCGGTAAATTAAGTGCCGAAGAATTATTTGACTATGAATGGCATGTTAGTGACTTAGAAGAGCATATAAAGATGCTAAAAGATTTTAATGACGACGAATTAATTTAACATTTTTTAACATATTTTTGTTTCGGGTTCTATATAAATTGATTATATTTACATATAACAAATTAAACAAATAACATGACAGAATTAAACAAAACAATAAAACCAACAACATTGTTGATAGTATTCTTATTGGTTTCTATGGCATGGTGTTTAGTTTGTATTTCTATTAAATTAGATTACGAACGGAAAATAGAGAAGTTAATGATTGAATGCCCTAGACTAAAATTTAC